ATAGTAGAAGGTAACGTGCTTGTAAGAACAGGTATTTCAACTTAGAGGTGAAGAATGGCTCAACCAAGTTCCAGAGAAGGATTAATAGATTACGCAAAGAGACAGCTTGGATTTCCTGTCTTGGAGATCAACGTTGCAGATGAACAGTTTCAAGATCTGTTAGACGATGCTATTCAAGTATATCAAGAAAGACATTACGATGGTATCGTAAGAATGTACTTGAAATATAAAATTACGCAAGAAGATATTGATAGAGGAGAAGCAAGAGGAGGAGATAAAAATGCTGGTATTACAACAACCACTGGGACATCTACAGTAGGACTGTCAACAAGTTTTAACTTTGAGGAAAATCAAAACTACTTACAAATGCCTCCATCCGTGATTGGAGTTAATCAAATATTTAAAATTAGATCAGATACCGTTTATGATGGTTTGTTTAACATTAAGTATCAGTTATTTTTGAATGACTTATATCAGTTTGGTTCTATTGATCTTCTTCAGTATTCAATGGTTCAAACTTATCTTGAGGATATCACTTTTCTATTGAATCCAGATATGAAGTTTAGATTTAATATTCGTCAGGATAGGTTATATATTGATACAGATTTTAAAACCATAAATGTTGGTGATCATTTCGTGATAGATTGTTTCAGAATCTTAGATCCAAATGATTTTACTCAAGTTTATAATGATCAGTTTTTAAAGAGATATTTTACTGCATTATGTAAAAAACAATGGGGTATGAATTTAATTAAATTTCAAGGTGTTCAGTTACCTGGCGGTATTCAACTTAATGGTCGTCAAATTTATGATGATGGAGAAAGAGAACTTGCAGAGATTAGATCTAAGATGTCAAGTGATTACGAAATGCCACCACTTGATATGATTGGATAATGTTGAATCCCTTTTTTCTACAAGGTTCTCAAGGAGAACAAGGTTTAGTACAGGACTTAATTAATGAACAATTAAGGACTTATGGACTCGATTGTCATTATATTCCTCGTAAATTGATGACATCAAAAACGATTATGAAGGAGGTAACTGAATCAAGATTCGATCAGGCATTTCCTCTTGAAGCGTATTTGATGAACGTTGATGGATATGCTGGACAGGGAGATATACTTACAAAATTTGGTATTCGAGTTACCACAGAGGCGACATTCGTAATCTCAAGAGAGAGATTTGAAGAATCTGTTGCACCTTTTTTAGAAAAACAAGAAGATGATTATGAGATATCAAATCGTCCAAGAGAGGGAGATTTATTATTTTCACCTCTAGGTAAAAAATTATTTGAAATCAAATATGTTGAATTTGAAAAACCAAATTATCAACTAAGAAAGAATTATACATATCAATTGACTTGCGAGGTCTTTGAATATGAAGATGAGGTTATCGATACAAATGTTGAAACTATTGATAGAGTTGTTCAGACGGATGGATACTCTGCAAGATTGATATTATCTGGTATTGGTAGCACTGCAACTGCAAATACAACTCTCAACTTTGGTGCGGTACAACAAATATTTTTACAGAATGATGGTTACGGATATCTTACTGCACCAACAGTTTCAATCAGTACATCACCTGGCGTGGATGCAACTGCGGTTGCGATTATGACATCTAGATCTGGTGTTGGAACTGCTAAATCAATCGATAAAATTCTTTTAATCAATCCTGGCAGTGGATACATCGGAATACCTACTGTAACCGTGCCAGGCGCTGGTATAGCAACCGCTGGCATCACGACTCTAGGTTCTGTAGGTATCGTTACAATTACATCTGGTGGATCAGGTTATACCACAACACCAAATGTTGCAATTACTACCGCACCATCAGGAGGAACAGATGCAACCGCTGAGGCAGTGATGGTTGGCGGAACAATCAGTGCGATTAGAATCAGTAACGCTGGTAGTGGATATACCTCTGCACCGACAATTACAATTGGTGCTGCAACATCTATGGGAGATGGTAATTATGTCTTTAATGAAATTGTTCAAGTATCCTCTGATTCTTCAGAAACTGCGAGAGTTAAAGTTTGGGATTCAAGTTCCAGAACTCTTGATGTTAGTATGTTAACTGCAATGCAATTCCAAGTTGGTGAGAAGATTAAAGGTCTTGAATCTGGTGCAGAATATACAATTCTTTCCGTCAGTTATGATCAACCAAATGATTATCCAAATGATCAATATAGTGCAAATCAATACAATGATAATGCAAACTTTGAAACCGAGGCGGATGCCATTTTGGACTTCTCTGAAGGCAATCCGTTTGGAACATTCTAAATAGTTAGAAAGCTTTGATATGTTAGGTACTTATTTCTATCATGAGATATTAAGAAAGACAGTTATCGGTTTCGGTACTCTCTTTAATAATATTAACATTCGACACACAGATGCGAGTGGATCGAACGTTAGTGTCTTGAAAGTTCCATTGGCTTATGGGCCGATGCAGAAGTTTTTGGCAAGAATTCAACAACAACCAGAATTAGAAAGAGAGACTGCGATAACTCTTCCTAGATTATCTTTTGAGATGGGAGGATTACAGTATGATCCAACTCGTAAGACTGGAATTGCACAGACATTTCTCACACAAAATGGAACGAACGCAAAGAAGGTTTATATGCCAGTTCCATATAATATAGGATTTGAACTTAGTATTATGTCTAAGTTAAGTGATGATGCATTACAAATATTAGAACAAATTCTTCCATATTTTCAACCATCATTTAATATTACTGTAAATTTAATTAGTTCTATTGGGGAGAAAAAAGATATTCCAATTGTTTTAGAAAGTATTAATTATAGTGATCAATATGAAGGTGGTTTTGACAGTCGTAGAATTATCGTTTATACTTTATCATTTACCGCAAAAACTTATCTGTTCGGCCCTGTTGCAGACAATCCAGAGGGTCTTATCAAAAAAGTTGATGTTGATTACTACGCTAGCGCAAACTTTAAAACTGCAAAACGTAATATTAGATATAGTGCAACACCAACTGCAAAACAAAATTATGATGATGACACAGCTACAGTTGTTGATGGTGCAATATCTGATAAGGTTACAACCTTTAAAGTTAGTGCAACCACTGATTTGGCTGCAAATCAAAGAATTATTATTGATACTGAGATTATGTTTATCCGAAGTATCAGTGGTCAAAACATAACCGTGTATCGTGCATATGATAATACGATTGCTGCGAAACATGAACATAAAGCTGCAATTGGTGTTCTTAGTGCAGTTGATAACGCATCAATTGAATTTGGTGATGATTTTGGATTTGATGAAATGACATCATTCTTTGCTGATGGTAAATCATCTAGTCCATCTCAGGGTATAGACATTTAGGAGAGTTATGAAAAACTTTGATTCTATCGAGGAAGCACTTAACGTTGATACAGAGGTCGTTGAAAACGATAAGATTGAACCTCGTAAGAATCAACTTAAAAAGAGTGATCAAAACGATTCTGAAAAGGATTATGAATACAGTCGTGCAAATCTATATTCATTAGTCGAAAAAGGTCAAGAAGCAGTGAATGGTATATTAGAATTAGCTCAGGAATCAGATTCTGCAAGAGCATATGAAGTTGCTGCAACTACAATCAAAGCAGTTGCAGATACAACAGACAAACTAATTGACTTACAACAAAAAATGAAGGATCTTGAACAAGATCCAAACAAAG